TGCCCTTCATCCATGCGGTCAAGCCGCTGTTTGTCGTTTCTCAAAAAGCCCTCCATAGCGTTCACCCGCGCTTCTAACTGGGTAATGCGTTTGTCCTGGTCGGTTTTTGGCTTTTTTATTGCGGTAATTACTTTGCTGATAGCCACTCCCCCGGCATACAGTCCGGCAGCAGCACCCGCCGCGTAAATCAAAAATGCCCAAGCTTCCGCGATCGTAAACGAAAATACATGCTGCATTGGCATCACACCTCCACGATGGGAATTCCATAGGCTACAGCCGCGTCATGTTCAATGCGGCATCCGCGATAGTCCTGCCAGCCAGGGGCGAACACCACAAAATCAGCGGTGCCCAGCAGCTTGAGGCTTTCGCCCAAATACCACAGCGGCGTTGCGTCAGTCGGGGCGTTCTCAAAAAATGAATCAATGACTGCTAAATTTTCGTGTGTTTTCATGTACACATCAGCAATCAAAACCTTGCGTTCCTTGATAATTTCTTCGTCCGTTTTGCCGCGCATCGGCTGAGAAATAAAAAGTTTTTTCACTGCATCACCCCACATACTCGGCCTTGTACAGCCCTGCATCAATCAGCTGCAGCTCTGCACACTTGCGCATGATGTACCAGGCGTCGCCGCTGGATACCGGCCCAACGTCCAGCACCCACTGGTTGCCATCCGCACAGGTTTCGCGGTACAGGCCCGCCGCGATCAGCCCCAGTCCCTCGCACAGGGCGCGGATGGTTGCGCGGTCGCCGCTGGAGATACGGCCAATGGTGATCCGCTGCTTGTCCAGCTTGTTGGGGGTGGTATCCTCCGGCGGGGGTGCGGTGTGGCCCTGCAGGCCCGCCTGGATCATCATCCGCTCATAGTCCTTGTAGATGCGGTTGCAGTCCAGGCTGGTGCCGTAACCGGGGATGCCCAGGGCGTTGCGGCTGGAATACTGCCAGATGCCATACGGCAGGGGGCAGGTGCATGTGCTGCCGTACTGGGCGACCCAGATATCATATTTTGACAAAGCCTTGAAGTCCAGGCGGTTGCGGATAAAACCGCAGCTAGCATACAGGATGCCGTAATACCCTGCGGCCTCAATCTCCGACAAAAAGGCCTGTACAAGTGCCGTGCGCTGCGCGTTGGTCAGGCGCAGGATGCACGGCTCGTACTCGATATCATACGCCACCGGCAGGCACAGGTGCTTGCCCTTAATCGCGGTCAGGCAGCAGCGGGCCTCCTGGCGTGCCTCCGCCGGGGTGCTGGCATAGCTGTACCAGTACACGCCATACTGGATGCCCAGGCGGGCACATTCCGCTGCGTTGCGTTCAAACTGCGGGTCTTTCTGGCTGCTGTAACGGCCATACCCGGCGCGCAGCATAGCATGGCGGATGCCCTTGTTATAGGCGGCTTGCCAATCAAATCTGCCCTGGTGTTTAGACACATCAATTGCGTAATACATACGCTTCACTTCCTTTGTGTTGTTTTTTACGCTGCTGTAGCTGCCCAATTTTACCGCACTGTTGGCCGTGCGGAAATCGTTGTCCAGCCAGTTCAGCGGGTTGGTGCGCTGGCCTTTCCAGCGCACTTCAAAATGCAGGTGTGCTCCATAGCAGTTGCCGGTATCGCCGCTGTAGCCGATCAGCTGACCCTCCTGCACCTGCTGTCCCTGCGCCACGCAAAGCTTGCTCAGGTGGGCGTACAGCGTTTCCAACGTGCCGTACTTGTATGTAGCGTGGCGCAGCTTGACCATGTTGCCGTAACTGTTGGTATCTCCCTGGGTGCGCTTGCCGTTCCAGCGGTAGGCCGTCTCCACCGTGCCACCCTCTGCGGCGTACACGGGGGTGCCCACCGCCGCGCGGAAATCCAGCGCCCGGTGCAGGCTGCCATCATTGTAGAGCCAGCCCGCAGTGATAATGTGCTGGGCCAGGGGCCAGCGGAACAGGACGTCTTCGTTGGATAACCTCATATCATATACCTCTCGTAACGACAGCGTTGATCGCCGTCAGTCCACTCGGCAGGCCGGAGAGCTTTCCGTTGCTGATGCTTAGGCTCAGACTGGTGCTGCTTGGGCTGCCGTATACGGCGCTCTTGTAGTACTTGTCGCCCGCAAACGCGATCAGGCTCGTAGTCTGCTGGCCCCAGCCGCCGGAACTGGTCATGGTGCCGTAGCCCCAGATCTTGATTGTCCCGTCAGTGCGCCTAAAACTCACGCTGGGGCTGGTGTCCGTGACGGCGTATGCCTCAACGTTGTTATTGCTCTCGGCAGGCTCCGCAGTACCGGTAACGTTTACCCCCGCTGCACTTGTAAATGTTTTGCCTTTTGCAACATCCGCAGCAGTAGCGTCGCCAAAAAGAATAGCATCGGCTCCAAGCTTTATGTAACTATTGTGCCGCATAATCTTGTCATCGTCAAAACAATGGATTTTTATGCTGATGTTATCGCTGTCGCTGTCACGCTTAATCGTGATCTCTTCATCGCCGGAGGTATAGTAGCTTAGTGTTTCCCCTGCAAGGTATTCTGTCAGCTTGCCCGTAACTTTTTTGCCCTGCACGTAGGCAGTTTTGCCTTTGGCGATGTCAGCTGCAGTTGCATCGGCATCGCTGGTATCGGCATCATTGGTGTTGGTACCGACAACCATCAGCCCTGCCGCAGATGTCATGGTTTTGCCCTTAGCAACATCCGCAGCGGTAGCGTTGCCAAAAAGAGTAACATCGGCTCCAAGCTCTATGTAGCTTCCAACCCGCATGATTTCGTCGTTGCCAATCCATGGCATTTTTATGTTGATTAACTCCCTATTGTCGTCACGTTTCAACGTGACATATTCAGAGCCCCAAGTAAAATAGGTTTTTGTTTTCCCTTTTGCCGTCTCGTACAGCTTGCCTGTAACTTTTTTGCCCTGCACATACGCCGTTTTGTCCCTAGCAATATCGCTCGCTGTCGCCGTAGCGTCGCTGGTATCCGTGCCGCTTGTGGCGGGGCGAGTGCCAGTGATCTGCATGCCGGTGGCATCGTGCGCAGTTACACCCTCCACCAGATCGCTGGGTGTCACGGTGTCACCGGTCAGATCAAGGACGGTCTTATCATTGATAACAACCTTATTTACGGCCATATCAGCCTCCGATCGTCAATGTCTGGCCACCAGCCGCATTATCAACGTATGTGGCCGGGATCGCCTGCACAGTAACTTGGGACAGGCAGTTATACGCTTTGTCGGGCAGCACAACCTGCTGCTCAAAGGTCGGCGTAACGCTCTTGGCCTGCGGCTTCATACCTTCGCTGCCGCTCATAGAGCCTTTCACGCCCAGGACCGTAACGCCCTCGCGGATATTTGTGGGCACCAGCTTGGCCTGTTCGGTCGCTGCGATAGTCACTCCGCCCGCGCCATCATGAAAGCCCATGGGAATGGTGTACTTACCAGAAACGGTGCTGATTTCACCGTTGACTTCGCCGTTGTTGGGCATTGTGCCGGTCATTTTAGCGCCACGCGCGTAGAATGTTTTCCCGTTCAAAACCTCCGCCACAGCTGCGGTAGCATCGCTGGTATCCGCGTCTTTCGTGCTGGTACCGGTAATAGGGGCGCCGGACTTGTCGTGCGCTGTGATACCTTTTGCGAGCTTGTCCGGGGTAATGGTATCGGCAGTCAGGTCAAGCTTCGTTTCCTTGCCGATAACAACCTTGTTTACGTATTTATTGGGCATTGTAGTACTCCTCTCCTATAATCAGTGTGTAACCGTTGGAATCGTTGGTTACCTCGTACTGAGGTATCTTTTTGATTGTTATGTTCTGCTGCAATAGCCGCTTTGCGGTAGGCAGGGTCTGTGCCGAGAGCAACGGCGTGATGTCATATGGCCCTGCATACTCCGGCGCGCTAACCACTGCGGTGCCTGTAATGCGCACCGATACGGCGCTCTGTTGGGCCACTCGCACCTGGATCATGCACCATCAACCTCCTGGAATAAGGTCGGGCTCATTTTGAGCGCCAGAATCTCCGTCTGCGGCTGGTCAGTGCTATCCCGTAACGTGATGCGGGTGTCCATGTACAATGTTTCGCCGCCCAGGAATTTGTACGTTTCTTCCCGCGTCCAGGGGATAAGGATGATGTTCTGTCCTTCCTGCCGGGTGCAGTCATCCGGCCAGACGTTGGATTTGATGGCCGGGAAACCATTATAATTTTTTTGCTTAAATACAAATTCGATCCGGCTTATCTCGTCCAGGCTCATGCCGATTTCCACGGGCAGCACAAATTGCGTTCCCTGTTTCATTCGTTTTTCTCCTGGTTCGGCTGGTTCGCCGCTGCCATTTCCTCTGCCGCCATGTTCTCACGCACGGCGTTCAAAACGTTCTCCAAAATCAACTCTGTGACGGCAAACGGCAGCGTTGCTTCGTTAATTGCGGCAATAACTTTGCGTTTGCATTCTTTAATGCGTTTGTTGTCAGTCATGGGGCATCCTCCTTACAGCCGCGCATTTACAGCGTCTTTCAAGGTTTTGATAGCGGCAAGAAGCTCCTCATCCAGAGCCACGAAGGAGGCCCTGTTGTTCTGGCTGGTGATATTGCCGCTGTCGTCCAGTTCCATGTAGGTGTAGCTCACTCGCTCGCCCTCGGCAGTCGTCACAACTGCCACGCCGGATAATTTCTTCATGCTAATTCCTCCGATTCATCCAATAAAATGTCTGCGATTTCATCTGCGCCGGTGTCCATAGTCAACAGGTCGTCTGCGGCGGTGGTGCTTTCATCCTGCGCACGGGCGGCGGTGCTGGCGGCCAGCTCAATGCCTGCCGGATCACCGGCAGGGTAGCTGCTGTCACTGCGGTCGGCATAGCTGCCCTCATAGCCGCGCTGGGCGGCTATGCAGAGCCACACAAACTGCTGCCTTGGTGCGCCGTGTATAATGGCGTACTGGCCGCAGTTTTCGGCCCAAATGTGCCCGGTACCATCGCAATCCGTCAGCAGCCAGGCGGGCTGCCCATATTGGGCGATGGTCTCCGCATAGCGCGGGTCAAGGGCAATCAGGCACCAGCCTTCGAGGCCGCACTGGCCCTTGCCCCAGTCCGCAAAGGTTGGCAGCGGCGTCTCAAATGCGGCCATTTTCAGCGCGCCGAAGCTGGTAGGCACCACGCGGGATTTGCTGCCCCAAACGTCCAGATTGTGTACATTCAGCTTGCCGGAGACACCCACCCGGGTCGTGTTAAAATCGGCGTCGTTGTCATCGCTGCGGTTGTAGGTGATCTGCATCCCAACGTAAGATGTCGGGTTGAGGCCGTCAACCCAACCGTACTTGGCGTACTTGCTGCACGCCCCAATGTAGGAGCTGCCAGCCTCTGAGTACAGCACGCCGGTCAGGCCGATGCTGCCGGTGTTGATGGTTGCATACCAGGCAATGTGCCGATTGTCCAGAAACACGCGCTCACCGGCCTCGGTGCCCATGCGAATCCAGGCGTTATCCAGGTCGTACACGGTGGTGTAGTTGAGGTTATGCAGCTGCCCGGTCGTGATATTGCCGCCGTTGATAATGGTCTTGTCCTGGTTCCAGGTACTCAAATCCGAAAATGTTACCACGCCGGATAGGTTGATCTGTGCGCTGGTGATCTCTGTTCCGCCTGCCGTCAGCTTGATGGTGCTGCTGGTTCCGCTTGTGCTGGCCGTCAGCTTAATTTCGCTCACCGTCTGCTTGATCTCGGTTTTGGTTTCGTTGGCGGTCAGATAGTCGCCGGTGCTGGCCGTCCAGGCGGTAGGGGCATTGCCCATCTGCACCATGGGGTGCATGATGGTCAGATCGTTGGTAACGGTGGCGTTATCGTCGGCTGTGCTTACAAACAGACCGTCTGCATAGCCGTCCGCGGTCGCCGTGAACGCCGCCCAGCGCAGCTTCCAGCCGTTATCCAGCGCAATGTCCTGCTTCGCGTTTTTGAATGCGTTGCCGTAATAACTTTTTGTGCCGCTGCTGCTCTTGGTCTCGAACTGTAAAAACAGGCTATCCGTGCCGGAGTTGAGCTTGTACAGTACGCTGGCGCAGTAGGTCATGCCCTTGGCAATCACCAGCGTTTTGTCCGCACCAAAGTGGAAGCGGGTGTTCTGCGCCCTATTGGTCACTCGGACGGATTCACCGCTGATCGTGTATGTTCCTTTTTTTCTCAGGTCATTGCCGCCTGCATCCAGGGTCGCATTGTTCCAGTCGTCGGTGCCCGCAATAATATTGTTGCCGCCGGCGATCCGCTGCGTTACCGTCTGGGTAATGCTGTCGGCTTTCTGGTCAATCGCGGATACTGATTCTTTAACGGTTTTGAATTCCCGCTTTGTGCTGTCCAAATCGTTGGAAATGGTTGTGGTGGTCTCTTTCAGGCTGCTGACTTCCGTTTTGATTTCATCTGCTGATTGGGAAATCAGGCTTTTGGCGCTTTTCTCTGTTATGTAGTCCCCGCTACTAGCTGTCCACGCGGTCGGCGCATTGCCGTATTGCAGCATGGGGTGAAGCATCGAAAACTTGTTGGTGTAGCTGCCGCCAACCCCCGCCTTTATGCTGCCGCAGCCAAGCTCGACCGTTTTCAGAATACCGGTGCTGCTGGGTGTCCAGGTGCCATACCGCAGCACCCAGCCGTCTGTCTGCTGAATTTCAATCTGGTTTTCGGTTGTTATGCTGGTATAGTAAGAATTTCCGTTGTCGGCGGCATATATAAGGCTCAGGCACAACCCGTCGGTGCCGGAAATTGGCTTGTACATGACGGACAGGCATAATGTGACGCCTTTTGTAATGCGAGCGCCAACGGTGTTGAAAACAAAATACCGATTGGAGTTTGCGTTTGTTACGGTCGCGCTGCCGGTATCGTTGTACGTGGCCGAACTGCCGCCGATCGCGTTACCTCCCAATTTAGCGTTTTTGAAGCTCTCACTGCCCAGGATCAAGTTCCCGCCGCCGGTGATTTTGGTCAGGTCGCTGGCCTTTACTTCCAGGCCGTCCACGCTGGTCTTGATCTCCAGCATCTTGCCGGTCAGGTTCTTGTAGCTCTGGTTGTTCACGGCGCTGGAACTTTCCCGACTGGCGCTGCCCACGCTTTCAAAGCTTGCCTTGCCGGAGGAGATTGTGGCGCTCATCAGGTAGGTGTCGAACTCCCGCCCGCGTGCGTCCTTAACGTGTACGATCTGCCCGCAGGCAAGGCCGGAACTGCTGGGCACCGATACTTTGCAGGGGGTATAGGTCACGCTTTTCAGCACGTTGTACAGGTTCTGGGCAACGGTTTTCAGGTTGGCTTCGGTGCCGGTTGTCAGCAGCAGGTTGCCCTGCACTGCATAGGTGTTGGTGGCGGTGGTGCTGTCAGGGTAGATGACCCCCACGTCACTGTCTGACTGCCGGATCTGGACTTTCTCAATGGCCTTGACCGCGTAGTCCTCGTAGCTCAGGCTGTCAGCATAATAGGCGGTGCTGTTGCTGGCACCGTCCGGGGTGATTTTAGCAGTGCTGCGCTTGTCTGTGTAGGTCAAGAATTGCAGCTTGCCGTCTGTATTCGTGGGGGCGTAGCAGCCTGCCGCTTCCGCCGCCCAGGAGATAATCTGTCGGCAGGTTAAATCATCCGCATAGAATGCCTGCACGCTGTAGTTGCCGTTGATGGGCAGGCTGCTGCTGGCAAGCGCGACCCCTGCCCGCTGGCAGGCCAGCTGAACCAGCTGCCAGATAGTTTTGGGGAACTGCGCCTGATTGGCGTGCAGCCAACCGGAGAAGTCCGCATCCAGCTTGGACATGGTGTCGTAGGCCGTGACCTTGTAGCTGTTGCGCTTGGTGCGGGTGGGCTTTTCGGCATAGAAAACGCCCACCTTGGTGCGGTTCCCGGCATCGTCCTGCCGGTAGTACGTCAGGGCGTCCCCGGCAGTAATTTGCAGGCTGCCGTCCGGGTCCGCCCAGATTTCGGCTTCGATGTAGTCCGAGAACGCAGAGGCGATGGTGAACTCCTGCCCGGCGTTCACCGCAGCGTGCAGGGTAAGAGCTTTAAGGGTGCTGCCAGCCTCTCCGCCTTTCAGCTCAGTGCCGTTTGGCAGCCGCAAAACGGAATAGTACATAATTCACCTCCGGTCAGCATTCGATAATGTTAAACTTCAAATTCTTCCACTGTTTCGTCTTGGCGTTATGCCAGGCGATGCCATATTTGCTGCAGTAGCAGGTGGTGGTTTCGGTCTCGGTGGAAGAACCGGCTTTGGGATGGGTGAACTGAAACGTTGCCTTGCCTGCAAACAGCCCGATGGTGTACTTGTACTCGTCATCCGTCAGGCAGCTGTAGGCGATGGGCCAGGTGGCAACCTTTTCCCGCACCACTTCGCGGTGCATGTACCCGGCTTCGTCGCGCCCGGAATCGCTGGAATCCAGGTCGGAATAGCTCGGTTCGATGTCGCAGTCCGGTGCGTACAGGGATTTGCCATCGATCTGGAACAGATTGGTCAGGGTCACGTTACACACCTCCTGTGGCAGTCAGCTGTTTGCGCTGCCAGCGCTGTACGGCGCGGCCTACGTCCTCGTCGGTCAGCTCAATGCCGTACACGGCGGAGAGGATCTCCCGCAGCACGGAAACCACGGCTTCAAAGCCCGCCATCTGGCCTGCCTGCAAATCTTCCATGACTTCGGCCACAGCCTGCTTGATGGTGTCCAGCGGGGCTTCCACGTTGGTGCCGTGACTCTGGTCGCCCAGCACCGCCAAAAACTCCCGGTTCGCCGGGATGACCGCGCCTTGTGCCAGGTAGGGAATCTGCGGGGCAGTCAGGGTGCTGATATTAAACCCGACATGCCCGCCGCCGAATATGTCCGGCAGGTCGAACGAAAGGCCGTTCAGCGCGTTGATGACCGCATTGATGCCGGTCACAACGGCGGAGATCATCCGGTTGATGAAGCCGATGATGCCATTGACGGCGTTTTTGATGGCGTTTGTCATCTTATCCCAGACGGTGTTGACCGTGTTGCCGATGGCCTGCCAGGCAGCATCCCAGTTGCCGCGGAACACGGCGCTTAAAAAGTCCGTCAGCCCGCGCAGCACAACAACGGCCAGATCGATGGCATCCGCAATAGCCCCAACGGCCACGCCAACAACGTCCGCAATGGCGTTGAATACCTCAGCAAACGCGGGGCCGAATGTGGCGATAATCCACTTGGCCACCGGGGCCAGCAGGTTGTTCCACAGGTCCAGCAGGCAGTTGGCAACGCTTGCTACCAGCAAAAGAATGTCGTCCCACAGAGGTTTGAGGTGGGAGGACCAGAGGGTAGATAAAATCTGCATCAGGTTAGTAAGGATCGGCTGCAAAACGTTCTGCCACAGGGTGGTAAAAATGCCTTGCAGGTTTTCCAGCGCCAGGGCGGCACTCTGGGCAATGGGCTGGCCGTACTCGGCCCAGGTCAGCTGAACGCCGCCCAAAAGATCCTGCCAAACGGTCAGGGCAGCGGTTTTCATCTGCTGCCAGGCTGCATCCCACAGCGCGGCGGCGGGGGCAAGCACAGCCTGTAATGTAGCCCAGAAATTTTGCAGCTGCTGGTTTAATAGAGCCGGCGGGCTTAACTGTGGCGGTTCGGCATCTGCGGCTTTGATTGTTGCAGCGCTGCTGCTTTTGCGGGTGGTGGAAGGCGCCGCAGCTCCGGCACTTTCGGCAAGAGAAGCCTGCAGCCGGTCCAGCTCATCAAATTCCGCAACGCTGCGTTTGGCGGCCTTGGCTGCTTTGGTGGTGCCACTGGCAAGTTTGGCCTGGGCTTTGGCGGCTTTGTTGGCGCTGACTGCTGCTGCGGCGGTCTGCTGCTCAAACTTTGCCACCGGCACGGCGGAGAACGCAGCGTTTACACTGCGGCTTATTTTTTTCAGGGCAGTGCGCAGGCCGTTCAGCGGCTGCTGCGCGGTGTGGGTAGTTGTTTGTGTAGACAGGGCAACCTGAAGGCTGCCTGCATAGGATTTTGGCAAAAGCATCTACCTCCTTATGAGAACTTAATTGGCCAACAGGCGCTGCAGCCGCTGGCGTTCCGCTATCTCTGCCGGATTCAGGCGGGGGCGCAGGTCAACCATGGCTTTGTTTTTGCGGTAGTAGTCCTGTTCCCACGGCTGCAATTTTTGGCCGTGGCGCAGCTTGCTGCGCACCCGCAGCAGGGTAGCCAGCTGGCCGTCCCCAATGCTGTTGAACCAGGCCATAAAGGTCCACCAGTGCAGATAAGGCAGGGCGCGCACTTCACACCCGGCGGCTTTGTTGATGTCGGCGGCAATCAGCGGGGCGTCCTGTTCCCAGTCCAACAGCGGCGGGGCAGGGGAGCGGGGCAGCGTTTGCCCGCAGTTCAAAAAATCTGCCAGCTTCTGCATGGCCTCCGGATAGTCGCTGCGCGGCAGATCGCCCTCATAAAATAGGGCCAGGGCCACCCGCCAGCGGATGAATTCCGGCTCGCTGGCATCGTTCAACCGATGCAGAATATCCAGAATATCGCGGTAATCCGAATGAATCGGATATGCTTTTCCGCCAACCTCCAGCCGGGTGGGCAGACGCCAGCTGCTCATACCTGCACCCCGCGCGCGGCGCGCGCTGCCTGGGCCTGCTGCACGGCCAGCGTGGCTTTGGCATCCGCGCACTGGCGGGCACCGGCTTCCAGAATGGGCTGCAATGCCGCAAACAGATTGGTGATGACCCGCTCGCCGTTGCCGGCAACCGCCAGCAGATTGGTGCCGCCCAGCATGGCGTCAAAATCATTGCCGGGGCCAAATACTTCCGCCAGCAGCCCCTTGGCGCGCTGATCCGCCTGGGCCAGCAGCTGTATGGCATCGGTCCCAGTGGGGCTTTGCGCCTGAACCTGCTGTTCCAGCTCTTGCAGCTGATTTTGCAGGGTGCAAAAACGGCTGTAAACATTGGGGTCGCTGGGGTTAAAGCGCAGCACTCCGCCGCCGTGCTCCGGCCCGCCATTGACCGCGTATTCGCGCAGGCCGGTATCAATCGTAAGTTGTTCCATAAAGCCTCCTTCAATGTAACAGAAATCTGTAATCACAATAGCTAAAAAATGGTGAAGCGCTGCTGCACACTTCACGAAGAAAAAAGGTGAACAAGAGAATTTTGGTGTACCCTCTGCCAAGGGAACGCCAAACAAAACTTACAGCGGAAATACCGGAATCCTAGGGTGTATCTGAAAAGTCAAAAATAGTGAAAAACCTATCATTCCAGTATTCTGTAAAATTCTGGACCTTGTGGCTATCATAACGCAATATTACAGAAATGTCAACAATAAAATTCAGAAAACCGAAATTGCGATGGAATACCGGTACCGTAATACTCCACAAAAGCCCGCAAACATAAAAACTCTCCGTCGCACAGTGCAATGTTGTGGGCGGAGGGAGAGCCGTGTTTAGAGTGATTTGCTGCGTTAGAGTGCGGCAGCAAAACAAAAATGATGCAGACAAAAGTAAATGAGAGGAGATAAGCAGACCGGAAACATCCGGCACAACACAACAAAAAAGCTCCAGCGCCTTCTACCCTTATGGCGCTGGAGCGAACTTACTTGATTGGAGTCATAGCCTCATACCCGATTGTATTATTTTTCGGACCGTTTGCACATTTTCATGGCAACCTCATCCTTTAACTTTGATCGAATGTTTTTAAACCTGGTTTTCTTTGTTTTGCAAATCGGAAACGGGTTTCATTCGCTGTTGTTCGATGATTTTGCGTTTGCTTGAAATTTCTGATTCCCTTTGGTTCGTTATTTGCTGCCTGGAAACATTTTGCAAGGAAAACGATTCTTGGTGCATCTGTGGAACGGGGAAGTGAACTTCAATAATTTTGTGCAGGGTACCTGAATTTGATGCCAGAGGTTGATTCCTCTTTGCTCTAGTACATCGGAGTTTCTCCTTTTGGGGGCGGTGCGCTTGCACCAGCCAGATCAGGTGAAGCATTATTTGTTCGGCGGAGTTAGATCTTTCATAACAATCACCGGTGATTCTGGGTTTCTATTTACGCTTTTGCGTACCAGGTTTTGAACCTGTAATTTTCTATTTAGAATCCTGTCGTCAGTTCTTCATCTAATCTATGTAAACGCGGGGAACTTTTTCTGACGGGATTTCCTGAGCACTGCATTTTAAGCAAGCTACGAACCTTGCATCTTAACTTTTATATCTTTTACAGGTAATGACCTGCGGCTGTTAATGAGGTTCGTTTGCTTTCAGCAGGCCCAGGCCCGCCGGTGATGAATGGGATCTTTGAAATTAGCCATTGGACTTGAGCCTCCTTCCTTACGAATCCTGCCGGCTTTGCCATCTTACTTTCAAGTCCTTCGGTAGCCTCCCGGTCCCTGCTTTCCCAGAGTTCTTCAAGTGTTCCCATTTAGACCTCTTACTGGAAGCCTTTGCGAAATCTGCTTGAAGCTGTCGGGAAAACCGCCGTGCCTTGTTCCGATGCTATTGAAAGTGGCTTTTGCTTGGAGCTTTTAGCTCCTTATCTCCGGCTGTTTTCTTTCTGTGACTATACTATACAATACCCTAAGGAATTTGTCTATTCGCAGATATCCCAAACAAAATATGAATTATTCGTGCATGTTATGGATAGATATTGCCTTGACGAATGTGGTATAATAAATATGTTGGGTGTGCAAAAGCGTGGGCGCGCGGGGCGGGGGGGGGGCCCCCCCGCTTGTTTTTTTTTTTTT